TGGGAAGCAATGAGAGCTGAGAATGCTACTTTGACAAAAGAGCAAGTACAAGATTGGGCAATGAGATTACCAAAGAATATGGAAGGTAATACTGAATACATAATCGGAGATGATAAGTGGGAAGAGTTTTACCAATGGATAGTAACTGATGAAGGTTATCAGCAATGGAAAATAGATTTAGATATAATACAATACATTAAGAATTGGACAAATCAAAACAATTAAATAAATAATATGAATTACAACAACGTAAAACCAACAAAGGCATCAATCTCATTAGAAGGAGCATCAAAAGCAGTAGACCCAAATTCACTTTACCTTGTGGATTTCTCAAAAATGAATTCGGTAAATGATTTAGTAGTTATCCTAGCAGCAATGTCAATTGCATTTCCAGGTAACCATCCGCATTTTGAAGCAGTTAAACCATTCCTTAATTTCGACAATCCTATTAATATTCCTAATCAGCAACAACCAGAAGCTAAAGAAATAAAAATGCCTAAATTAAAAAAATTATAATATGGAAGAAATTAAGCCAGACTTACCTCAATCAAAATACCATCCTCTATCATTAGAAGAATATATAGAACTTAAAAGAGTATTGAGTACAATTACATCTCATATGGCTGATTCATTAGCAGGATATATATGGGGCAATTTTAACGCTGTTAGAAATGCAAAAGAAGGTCAACCTTGCACATGTGGTAGTAGTGGAGCACATTGGGGAAGAGCAATACAACATTTAAGAGAGTGGGTAAAATCTAAAGAATAAATGATAACAGGCAGTATTCAGATAGAGTGTGAAAGAAGATTAACTAATTTGTATAACGAATCGCATAAGTGGTTAGTCAATGAAGCAACTAAGATAACAAAGAATAGGGAAGAGGCAGCTGACCTCGTTTCTGAACTTTATGAGTATTTGCATTTGAAAAACAATCCTAAAATATTTTGGGGAGAATCATACAACCTTTATTATTGTAATAAGTTCTTACATAGTAGATTTATGAATAAAGTAAAGAAACTAAATCGAACGGTATATGGAACTGAAGGTCAGTTTAATTCAATTGTTGACGAACCATATGATGAAGAAAAAGATTTAGCAATGCAAAAAGCACACAATAATATAATTAGTGAACTTAAATCATTAGAAAAAACAAAGATGTGGCCTTCTGCCCGTATATTTGAATTATATTGGATGAGTACTGATACATTAGATGAACTTGCAGCAAAGATAGGAATATCAAAATCAACAACTTTCTTATCTGTGAAAAAAATAAGAAAATATTTAAAAGAAGTTATAGAAAATCCATTTGATGATGTTTAACAAAAAGAAATTCAATAGAAAAGAGGGAGAGAGTAGAGAATGTAATAGATGTAGTGAAACATTCCATACAATGAAACCAAGATGGGTATGTCCTGAATGTGTTAACAAAGAAAAAAGAATACAAAAAAACATCTTACTTGGTAATGGAGCAACTGATGCATATACTCGTAGGATGGGTAGAAAGAAAACCGACTTGGAAGGATTAGGTTTTGATGATAGAAGAAGAGAATGGTATAGAAAGAGTAGTTGGTTACAAAGAAAAGTAAAAGATAGAAAGGAATGGCAAGCATTCTTTAAAGCAGAGTTTGAAAGAATACGAAATGATGAACCGCTTTGGAAAAGTTTAACGAGGGAATCATTAGGTATGACAAAACCTAAATCTACTGAAGAAAATAAATTAGCAGTAGGAAGGCCATCTGAAAGTAAGAATCATCCAATGTCATGGGAAGATTATGAAGCAAGTGGTTGGAACTTACCAGAAGATGATTAGAAATGATACCGATAGAAATACCATATAGTGAAGTAAAAGGAAAACGTATAGAGTTTGAATTTAATAATCACTTATTAATGGCTTGGCTATTTATAGTATATGATGATGATGTGATTAAGATATGGGAGTTTCAATTTGAAGAGGTTTAACTACAAATGAAACCAATGGTGTTATATATACATATATATATTTAAATAATAGAATTTAATATGGGATTCACACCAGGACATAAGTTAGCAACCGGCAGACCAAAGGGTGCAGTTAATCGTTCTACCGAAGAAATGAAGTTAACAATTGCAAGAGCAGTTAATAATACACTCAATACAATATCAAAAGATTTAGAAGAGATAAAGAAGAGAGACCCAGAAAGAGCAATTGATTTAGCTCTTAAACTTATGGAGTATGCTTTACCTAAATTGAGTAGAACGGAAATGAAAGCTGAAATAGAACAAAGGGTTCAGCAGATAACAATTAATATTACAAAGAGTGGAAGTCACGATTAACACTACGATTACATTTGAGAATCTATTAGAATCCAAAAGTAGAGTCACGCAACACATCGGAGGAACACGTAGTGGTAAGACTTATGCAATACTCCAATTTCTCATTGTAAGGGGGCTAGAATCGACGCAAACTATTACAGTGGTGCGTAGAACTATTCCATCACTAAAGAGGACTGTAATCAAAGATTTTACTGATATACTTAAAGGTATTGGTGTATGGAGAGATGATGACTGGAACATTACTGATAGGATATACCGATTAGGTGATAGTACTGTTCAGTTTATTAATAGTGATGACCCCGAGAAGTTAAGAGGATTAAAGTCTGATATTCTATTTGTTGATGAAGCATCGGAGTTAGATGAAGAGAGTTATTTTCAGCTAAGTATTCGTACATCAGGTAAAATAATCCTAGCTTATAACCCTACTATATCGCCTTACCATTGGTTAAGAACAATGAAGGATGTAGAAAGGTTTAAAACGAATTATAAGGATAACATATATTTGCCTGAAGAGATGGTTAAGGCAATTGAAGAATTAGAAATTAAAAACCCAAAATACTGGAAGATATATGGAAAAGGTGAATTTGCCCCGAATGATAAAGCTATATTTGAATTTGACGTTGTTGATGATACTGATGGTGAGTTTGTTGCCTTTGGCATTGACTTCGGCTTTAGTGCTGACCCCACTGCATTGGTTGCAGTATACAAGAAAGATAATGAATTATATTTGGAAGAACTACTTTATGAAAAAGGTTTGGTTACTTCAGACATCGTTGACAGACTCCGTAAACTCGAAATCGACAAATCGCACGAAATATGGTGTGACTCAGCCGAACCTAGACTCATCGAAGAAATCTACCGAAGTGGATTCAACGCAAAGCCAGTTACCAAAGGAAAAGATAGTATCAAATTCGGAATCGGTGTAATGCAGAATTATAAGATTAAGATAGAAAAGAAGAGTCAGAATCTAATCAATGAGATGTATGCCTATCAATACATAACTGACAAATATGGTTATGTTACTGATACACCTGAAGGAGGATTAGACCACTTAATAGATGCGGCAAGATATGCATGTATGATGAAGTTATCAGTTAAAGCACAAAACAAAGGACAATATGCAATATCCATCGGAAAGTACAAATACTAATAACGGAAACCAAATGTGGTCATCCGAAGAGATTAGAGAGATATTAAGATATGTAGCAGAACTACAACAAACGAATGAAGACTTACGTGCCGGCATTATAGCAATGCAGGCTAAATTAAATAATGAAGAAGCTAAAGTAAAACGTTTAACAATGTTTATTAAGCAATTCACAAATGTAAACTAATATGATAAAAGAAATTGAATTAAGTGTTCCACAAGATTGGACAACAATAACACTAAAGAAGTATTTAAGATTACAATCTGATTTAAAGAACTATGAAGATGATGAGGAAGCAATGATTGCTCTCATGTTATCTCACTTATGTGGATTAGATGCTGAATACATACATAGTATACCAACAAACACATACAATGAGATTAAAGGTCTTTTGACAAAATTTATATCAAACACCGAACATCCACTTCAGCAAATCATTAAGATAAATGGTATAGAGTATGGATTCGAACCTAACTTATCAGAGATTGCATATGGTGCTTATTTGGATATATCTAAATTCGGACAAATGACAATAGATGAGAACTGGTCAGCAATAATGAGTATACTATATAGACCTATTGTAGAGAAGAAAGGAGATATGTATAGTATCAAACCATATGATGGAAAGATAGATAAGAAATTGTTTATGGATGTTACAATGGATATACACTTTGGCACCCTGTTTTTTTTTGTTCATTTATCAACGGACTTGTTGAGCGCTATCCTGAAATCTTTGAAGGTGGAGGAGATGCCACCCAACATCAGATTAATTTTGGAA